TGGGACGCCTTCAATTGGCCCTCGGCGGCAACAACAAGGAAGACCTCGGGCAAGGGCCGGTAACTCAGTTCCTCGGCTATCCAGTGGTATTCTCTGAGGTCTTGCCAAAGACCATCGGGGCATCGACCAAGTTTGGCTACTTCGGGGATCTGCGAATGGCCTCCACTCTCGGATTGCGTCGCAATTTCGAGCTGGTCGGCGACGTTTCGCGGTACTTCGAGACCGACGAAATTGGCTTCCGCTCTACCATGCGATGGGATTACAACGTCCACGAGCGCGGCGATGCAAGCAACCCAGGGCCAATCCTCCAATTGGTTTCGGCCTCCTAACCCAACCCAACAAAAGAAAGTAGGTGACTTGTGAATCCTTTGCATTATGTGAAATGTGTTCCGGCAATCAAGCCAGCGGCAATCGTCGATAACGCGACGGTGACGGCTGACGTTATCGACTGCCGAGGTTTCGACTTCGCTTTGATCGTGCTTCAACTCGGAGCAACCGACATTGCGATGACAGCCTTGAAGCTACAGCAAAGCTCCACCAGTGGCGGCGTCTATGCCGACATTACCGGAGCGACGTTTGCGGCTGGAACGGGCTACAACGGGGCTACGCTTGCCTTGCCAAGTGCGACCGACGACGGACAGACTTGTGCTTTCATGGTCGACATGAGGGGCCGGGAGCCGTTCTTGAAGGTTGTCGCGACCTTTGGCGATGGCTCTAACGGCGGTTTCATCGCGGGCGTCGCTGTCCTTGGTTACGGCAAATTGCCACCAACGACTTCGGCGGGTGTTGCCGATGGCGATGTTTGCTTGGTGATCTAGTGATCGTCGAGCTGTTGACAATGTGGAGAGGCTTTCCGGCTGGTTCAAGGCTGGAAAGTCTCTCCGATGGCGTGGCGTTGATTTTGATTCAAAGGGGTGTTGCAAGTGCGATTGAAACCCGAAGTAGTGACGAAGCCAACAGCCGAGCCGGTGACGCTCAGCGAGGTCAAGAAACAACTCGAAATCGCAAGCAGCGACACAAGCCATGACACGCACCTTACCGCTCTAATCGGGGCGGCTAGAGAGCAATGGGAGCATGATACCGACAGTGTGACATGCTTCCAAACCTTGCGGGTTCGAGTGCCTTATTGGACCGATGGATTGAAGCTACCGCGAAGCCCGATTCACTCGATAACCTCGATTCAATACTACGATGGGCTTAACACGCTCCAGACGCTAGCGGCCAATCAGTACCAGCTACACGTTGACGAAATCCGGTTGGCGTACCTAGTGACGCTACCGGCTACCGTATCGCGTTGGGATGCCTGGACGGTAACGTACAAAGCCGGATATTCGCAAGACGGGCAGAGCGTACCAGAGGCGGCTAGGGCGGCTATCTTGATGCTTGCGGCTCATTACTTCGAGAATCGCGACATGCTTATGTCCGACGCGATGCAAACGATGCGACCTTATGAAATGCTTGTCCGGCGATTTATGCGGAGCAGCTACCCATGAGGCCAAAGAACCAACGCACCGGGGCCTTGCGGCATCGGTGCACAATTCAGCAGACGACAGAGACCCAAGACTCGAGCGGGCAGCCTATCGTTTCCTGGACGGCTTACGTTGTCGATGAGCCTTGTCAGTTTACGCCGACGGCTGGAATCGAATCGATGCGGGGCCGACAACTTGAGGCAGGGACAAGGGCGGTTTTTCGGGTCCGATACCGATCGGGATACACGGTTCAAATGAGGATCGTTTATCAGGGCGAAACCTACGGGATTACAGCGGTAAACATGGTCGACGGGCTACGCAACTACATGGACATTATTTGCTCGGCGGTGTTGCCATGAGTAACACAATCGAAATCAACGAGGATCTTATTAAGCAAATCGGCCAAATCCCGTTAATGCTTCGCAACGCTCCATTCGGTCGATGCTTGGGGGCCTTTGCCAAGCCTATTGCAGCGGCTTGCCAGGGTCACGCTCAATCATCAAGGTCCACAGGATCGCGGCTAAAGTGGTCCAAGAAATTCAAAAACAATGCGGCGTTTCAAAACGATTCGCGGCAGCATTTTGACCACAAGGTTTTTAAGGGCGGCGTTGGCGTTGTCATTGGAGCGACCTACCCAAAGGGCAACAAACAGCAATTCGTCATGCCATACCGCAAAGGCGAAAGCTACACGCGAAACCATTGGGGCAAGCCTGGATCGCCTGTTATTTATACGGGCCGTTCTGGACGGCAATACACTCGAATCAACCGATCAAAAGCGACCGTCGCGACATTCCCCAAAGAGCAACGCGCACCCATGCGGGCTTATCGGCAAACCTCCGGGACTGCCGAAGCGGCTTTCGTCAACCAACTTCAAAAGGAAGTAAAGGAGTTACGAATTGGCTAAGAACCTCAAGCTTACCGACAAGGTAACATTTTCGACCGGAACAACCTCGACCGGGATTCAATTGCAAGGCACGATGCCCCTAGCGATCGTCACCCCGGTCGGATTGGCTAGCACTACGCTTTCGTTCCAAAGCTCCCTTGATGGGGCTAGCTGGTTCGACCTTTACAACGGGTCTAGCCTCTACTCCCTGACCGTTGCGGCAAGTCGGTACATCGCACTAAACCCCGACGTTTTCGAAAGCGTCCGGTACATCCGGATTATTGCCGGATCAAGCGAAACGGCCAAAGACATTTTCATCGCAAGCGGGGAGCGTTAATCGATGTCGGCTATCGGCGAAGCATTGCGAACCAAGCTACTAAGCTACTCGGCGGTATCTACGCTCATCGGGCAGCGTATGTATCCTGACGCCCTGGTTCAAAACGCAACGCTTCCAGCCGTGGTTTACTACGTCACATCGACCGAACGCGAAAGCCATTTACAGGGCCTCAGCAAGCTAGCTCACGCACGATTTACGATCGAGTGCTACGCATTGACGCGAACCACAGCAAGCGCGATCAGTCGAGCGATTAGGGATACTGGAGTCGATGCCTTTCGGGGCGTTGTCAGTTCACACACTTTTTGCGGGATCGATTTCGATTCCGGCGATGAATACATGCAAGAGCCGCCAACAGACGGCAATCAAGAGCACAGGTACATAGTTTCGTTTGATATGCTTGTCCACTACAAGGAGCCTTAAACATGGCAGCATTGACAGTTGCAGATACCGGACTCGGAGCGACGATTTCGGGTACTAGCCTTATCACCACCCAGGTGGTTTCAATTGGCGAAATGACGATTAGCGTCGACTCGCTCGATATTACCAGCCTGGACACAACCGGGTTTGAGGCACTTCGGCCCTCGGACCTTCGGAAGAATCCAGAGGTTGACGTTGTGTTTAATTGGCTCGGAGCGGCGATTCCCTTCGCGGCTACGATGATTCCAACCTCGGAGCCTTACGCGGGAACCTCCGTGACAATCACCCTACCAGGGGCCGGATCCTTCCAGGGGACGGCTTTCGTCAAGGAAGTCAAGACGCCAAAGCTTGCCAAGGGCGAGGTAATGAAGGGCAGCTACAAACTGCAATTCGACGGGGCCACTGACGTTACATTTACCCCAGCGTAAGGAATGATCGAAGATGGTTTTTGTATTAAATCGCCAGCGTGGAATTTCGTTGGCTACTGGGATCGAGCGGGATTTGAATCAATGCCAGATCCGCGTCGGCGGTAAGCTAGTAGGCTATTTGCCATTCGGTGAATCGCCACAGATTCAAGCGATATTTGAATTCCCGCATGATGCCTTGACGGCTGACGAAATCGCTTCGCTTGAAATGCAACTCGAAGCGATCCAAGGCTATCCGGCCAAGGTTCAGCCGCCCGAACAGGTTTCGCGTACATTCGTTAAGGCAGCACTCGAAGCAATCGCACAAGCAAAGGACGAAGAGGACGATGAGTAGCCAAGACGATTTTTTGAGCCTTGCAAAGCGTGATTTGGCCGTTGAGCCGGTCACGGTCAAGGGTCGGCAATACTACATCCACGAGCTATCCGAATCGGATGCGGCTAACATGGAAGTTGAATTGCAGACCAAAAAGGGCTATGACTGGACAGCACACCGGCGGGTAATGGTTGCCTACTGCCTGCGAGACGAATCAGGGCAGCGGGTTGTCGCGGATCCGAACGTACTGCGAGACCTTCCTAGGTCGGTTGTCGGGCCCCTTTACGATCAGTGCTGCGAAATCAATCAGTACGACCAAGGCGAAATCGAGGCCCTTGCAAAAAAATCAGAAAGAGCCGACGCCTAAAGGTGGCGTACCGGCTCTGCCTGAAATGGGGAATCCAGGATCCGGCGGCGTGGATGCAAAGTCTACCCGCTGGAGCCTTAAATCAGTGGCTAGCGTGGGACATGGTAGAACCGATGGGGGAACGCTGGATGCAAACTGCCAAGCTCTTGGAAGCCCTCTATCTGCCCCTCTACGCACGCGCCGACGAGGAGCCGCCAGACGCATCAGATTTTATGCCGGATCGATTCTACAGGCCCAAGGTTAGCGCAGCGTCGATTCTCAAGCAGTCGGCGGCATCCTGTAAGGCGATGGCGAACCAAGTGAAATCGATGTTCGGATTCGGGGGTAAGTAATGGCGCAGACGATCAACGTAGCGAATATCCGAATCGGGATGAATGCCGAC